ACGGAGCGGGTATAGGTTTCCTGGTTGATCGTGCCGACAGCGAGTGCCGTGTTGAGTGTCTCGACCGTGGCCTGATAGGCCTCAAGCGGCGTCCGAACGGCTTCCGTCAGGGCTTTGCCGTCGGCGAGGCGCTTCTGCCAGGCGGCGTCGGCATCGGCGACGATCTTGTCGTATTCGGCAACCGACGCCTTGTCCTGATCGCGCGCCACGGTAAGGGCGTTTATCTGCTGGATCAGGGTGGTGATCGTGGTGACGGCTTCCTTGGCGCCGGGCAGCGACTGATCGACGCCGGCGAGGCTTTCGGCGATCTTGGCATCAACCGCGCCGAGGTCGAAGGTGTCGACCTGAAGCTGCAAGTCGGCGATCTTCTTCGCCAGGGATTCGGCTTGCTTTTCGGCGGGGGTTTTTCCGCCCGTACTGGTGGGCGGCGGGTTGCTGGCGCCCGTGGTCGGGAAAACCAGAGGGGTGCCGGAGCCGGTGCGGCGGCCTTGATCGGCTGACGTGCCAGCGACGATCTTCTGCTGATCGGAAATGAACTTGTTGAGCCGCGCCATATCGGCTTGAAATGCTTCCTCACTATAGAGGTTGTAGCCGGTCTCTTTGCTCTGGCGGCGCTTCTCCGTCAGCATGTCGATCTCGCGGAGGGCTCCCTCGATCTTTGCCTTCGGGCTGTCGCTGCTGAGGCCTGCGAAGAATTCCTTAGCGTCGGCGATCTGCTGTTTCGAGCGCTCGATGCCCTTAGCGATGTCATCGAAGAACCGCGTCAGCGCGGGCCCGAGGGTCAGGATGAGCGCATAAAGCTGGGTTTTCATAACCAGCGCGAGTTCAGCCATGGAATCGGCGACCTTATCGGCCTTCGAAATCGTCTCTTCGCTGAACACCAGCCCGAGTTCTTTGGCCTTGGTGACGAGATCATCGATCCCGGCGGCGCCCTCCTGGAACAGCGGCAACAGTTTTTGGCCAGCCTTGCCGAACACGTCATAGGCGGCGGCGGCTTGATCTGTCGGGTCTTTCATCGACGCGATGGCGTCGGCTACGTCGCGGATCACATCTTCCGTGCTGCGCACATTGCCGGATGCGTCGAGGATATTGACGCCGAGCTTGTTGAAGCTGTCGATCGCGGATTTAGACCCGTCCGCCGCTTCGCCGATGGTTCGGCTAAGGCGCGTAAGGCCGGCCTGCATTTCCTCGGAACTCAGGCCGACCTGCGTTGCCGCATAGTTGAACGACTGCAGCGTATCGGTGGTGACGCCGACCTGGGCGGCAAGCTCGCCCAAGCCGCCGACCGCGTTGAATGTCTCCTTGACCATCGCCGCCAGAGAACTGATGCCAACGGAAGCGGCGAGCGCGCCAAAAGCTGCCTTGACGTCGAAGATTTTGCCGGCGGCATCGCCGGCAGAGCCGCCCAAGGCCCCGAACTGCTTGTCGATCTTGCCCAGCGCCCGGCCCCACTGCGCCTGGCTGCTGTTCAGCGCACGGTCGGCGCGCTTGAGATCGGCTTCGAAGCTCGAGGTATTGGCGACGAGGTCGGCGGAAAGGTTAGCGATCTTTGCCACTGCGCCTTGTCCCTTTCTGCTTTGCGATGATCTCGGTGAATGCCGCCTTGATGGCGACCTCGTCGATGCCCTTTGCCGGCGCTTTGGCCGGTTCCAGGAACTCTTTCAGCTTTGGCATCTTCTTGGCCCGGCCGAACGCCGCGCCGTGCCATGCCGCCCATGCCGCCCGCTGGTGCGCGCGGTGTTCACGCTCCCAGGCGCCGCCGGCCAAAACCGACAATTGCCAGACCGTGAGATTCCAGAACTCCGAAGGCTGGAGACCGATGGTCGGACAGAGCCGGAGCCATGCCGCGATCTCGTCGCCTTCGGTTACTGAGGGTTTTCGGCTGCGTCGTCCTTTTGCTTCTTCGGTTTTGGCGGCCCGTCCGGCCCGAAGATCGACCAGTTCAGCGCGTTGATCAGCGCCGCCCTGGTCGGTTCCAGTGGGATCGACATCTCGAGCAGCTGCTCTGCCGTGATGCCGGGATGGTGCCTGGCGAGGCCGATCGCCAGCAATTTGGCGAAAGCCTCGGCGTCCTCGCCGCTGAGTAGCGCGGTGAGGGACGCTTTGTCACCGAAAGCGGTCTTGATCTGCGACCGCGAGCGGAGCGTGAAAACGATGGTCAGTTTTTCGCCGCCGAGGTCGACTTGATACTCGCCGAGATGTGCCGAATTCATGGGAGACCGCTCGCTTACGGGGCCGGCGTGAAGGCTACGGCGCCGGTGATGCGGATGGCGAAGCTGCCGTCGACCTTGGCATCGACGCCGCCGCTGATCGGGGCGCCGAGGACGTAGCCGTCGAATTCAAACTTCGAGGTATCCGACATCGTCAGGCGGAAGTGCGTGATGGCACGGCTGGCCTTGGCAGCGCGCATCGCGACTTGGCCGGTATCGGCCGGCAGCCAGTTGAATTCGCCGGAGAAGCTGCCGTTATCCTGCAGGCCCATCAGGAATTCCTTGGCCGTCGAATCCAGCGAGGTCGTGTCGATCTCGTTGGCCTGGCCGTCGAAGGCCTGGAAGCTAACCAGTTCCTTGACCTGGGTGTAGACGATCGGCGAGGCGTTGTTGCCGATGTAGAGTTTCGTGCCTTGGGTCTCGAGTGCTCCGGACATGGTAACGGGCTCCTTGAATCAGGATTGCGGGTGGACGGGCGGGTGATTTGCGGGGGTTAGGGTTCGGCGAAGGTGACGAGGTATTGCTGCAAGACCCGGAATTCCTTCGGGTCGGTCTGGTCTTCCTCGATGTCGAATTCTTCGGTCATCCGAACCGCGGCGATGCGGATCGTGTCTTGAGGTGACGCCGTGCCGACCGCTACCGTGCCGCGATAGCCGTTCAAGATCGCGCGGATCTGGTCGGCCAGGGCGTGCGCGGCGTGGTAGCCGGCGCCGTAGATGTCGATCTGGATCGTCTTTTGGGCGAGTGTCCCGGCACCGTCGAGGGTGTCGGTGAAGCCTTCGCGGCCCGGCTGCTGGTAGATGATGAAGGGCACGCGGGCCGATTGGTGCGCGCGGCCGGCATAGAGCTGTGCCGCGATCGCGGGCGGACTGCCGGCGGTCAGCAGCGCCACCACCGCTTCGCCGAGCGTTGCCATTTCAGGTCGTTCCTATCGTGACTTTTTGACGCCGAGGATGCCGGCGAGTTTGTTGGCCTCGCGCTCGATGCCCAAAACGAGGGCCTGGCGCATCTTGTCGAAAGCTGCCGACTGCGCCGACGCGATGGCCGGCTCGAGCCAGGGCCGGGCCGGCTGGTGCTTGGTGCCGAACTCCAGGAAGTAGCCCCAGAAGGCGTGAAAGGTCCAAACCCTGGCGCCCTTGGAGCCGCGCGGAACCCGCTTCAAGCGGATGACGCGAATGTTTTGCTTCAGGCGGCCATATTGGGCCGAGGCCTCCGAAGGCTCCTTGCCCATCGGTGCGGCGGCACGGACCGCCTTCCTGAGCTCGCGGGCGCCAGCAAGCGTGGCACCCTGCACGACCCGCTGTTCGATGTTCTGCGGCAACTGGCGCAGCAGCCTGCGTGCCTCTTCAAAGCCGCCGGTACGGCTCAGCTTGACGGCCATCAGACGCGCGCTCTTGCCAGGATTTCGAGGCCGTCGATCCGCCCCGCCATGGTCTCCTGCACGGCCACGATGTCGTAATCCCGCTCGCGCCAGCGGACCCGCATCGCCGGGGTGATGCCGGTGCGGTAGCGGATCAGGAATTTCGTGGTGATTTCGGCGTTCGTCTGACCGGCGGCGATGAATTCCCGCGCCGCCAGATCGGTGCATTTGGCCCAGGTCGTCGACGTGACCGCCCAGGATTCGACCGGCCCGCCGCTGGCGTCCTTGGATTCCGTCGCTGTCAGAAGCGAGATCCGGCGGTCGAGTTGCCCGGCGCGCATCAGGCGACCCAATACATGCGATAGGGCGCCAGCAGCATGTCGGCGGTCTGCGGGATATCGGCCACGGAAACACCGACTGCCACGGTCTCGCGGACGTTGAACCAGTGCGAAACCATCTGCTTCATGGCGAGCTTGATCGGCGCCGGGACGCCGGTCGGGCCGACGGGCGAAGCATCCTCGTCACCCTCATACCCGGCGCGGAATCTCACTCGGACGGCGTTGATGGTGTCGAGCGTCGACGGCCAGCCGGCATCGCCCGGCATGACCCAGCCCGGCTCGTTTGCCGTGTCGACCTCGTAGTCATCGGTCGAGACGATCTGCGTGGCGCCGTTCGTGTCGACATAGGTGATCGAGGTGACGCTGAGAAGCGGCGGCAGCGGGATCTCGATGCCGTCGCTCGGGAAGGCGTCGAGCACCAGTTCCCAGGTCTGCGGGACGAGGCAGCGGCCGAGGCGGCCATCCTTGCCGTCGAGATGCGCTGTGGCGGCCGCGATGTAGCCCGTGATCGTGCTGTCCTCGGTCGTATCGACGGCATCGACGCGGAGGTGCAGCTTCGTCTCGGTCAAGCTGATCGGTTCCGCGATTGGGGCGGTGATGCGGACGAGTGCCATTTCTGCGGATTTCCTAGCGACGGGTCGTGATGACTTGCGGCCGGCGGGTGCCGGAAGCGATGTTGCGGCGACGCGAGGCGGCGCCCGCTGGTTCCGGCCTGGCCTGGTCCGGGACTATCGGTCGCGGCCGGTCGGATTGGATGCCGAGGTCGCGAATCCCTGTCGAAATCTTCGGCCGATGCTGCGGCACGGTGCCGAGGCCGGCGAAGGTGTCGGCAAGTTCGATGGCGGCAAGCGTGCCGCGCGCACCGATGCGACCGGCGGCAGCGAAGGCGTCCGCAGCCTCGGCGGCGGACAGGATGCCGTGATAGCCGCGAAGGCCGAAGCCTGAAAACTGATCGGCCCCTTCCGTCGCGGCGAGGCTGCCGAGGTGGCCGCGCTGCCCGGCGGCGGCGAAGGTGTCGGCCACTTCCTCCGCAGTCAATGCGCCGAAAATCTCCGTAAACGCCGCACCTTCTGCGGAGAATACATCGGCGCCCTCGGTTGCGGCGAGGTCGCCGGATATCGCTGCCGGGTCGCGGTCCCAGGCCGAAAAGCTGGCCGGCGGCGCATAGGTGAACTCATCGAGCTTGGTGCGGACCGTGACGTCATTCGACGGGCCGCGCGGCTTGGCGGCCAGGAACCATGCCGAGGCCGAAAGCGTCGAGAACTGCGCCCCGGTTCCGGCCGCCGGGTCGCCTTTCCACACGCCGTCAAGGCCAATCCAGACCTTGTGACTGTCGAAATGCCCAGCCACCATGACCACGGAACCGCCGGCCAGATCGAGCACATCCGGACCGGCAACGTCATTCAGCAGCGTGAAGCCATCGCCGATGCCGACCGATGCCAGATCGTGGCCGAGATAGAGACCGGCGATGGCAAGATTATAGGCGGCCGTCGCCAGCCCGACTGTATTGCCGCCGTCATTCCAGGTGCCGAGCAGAAACTCGGCGTAATAGCGGCCGGCCGATCGGCCCTTTGCCGATCTGACGCCAACGTAAGATGATGCCTCGCTGCTGTTCGTCGCCGTCTTGTCGGCATTGCTGAGAACGATTGCGGCGTCTTTGTCGAGCGGATTCCAATAGGAGCCCATGACCGGGCCGACCTCAAGCCGCGTGGGTGATCGTGGCGGAAGTGATGGTGACGCTGTCGCCGGAGACGATGTCGGCCGAGGTAAGGACGATGTTTTCGCTGGTCTCGCCGACCGTCAGGCCGCTGATCTCGACATTGCCGAGGCTGTCCTTGACGCGGGCGACGGCCGCCGTCCCACTGTTATCGGCGCTGGTATCGGCCAGGGCTGGCGAGGTGTCGAAGGTCAGCACGCCGTCGGCCACCGTGCCGGATGGGTTGGGGAGCGTCAGAACGGCAAGAACCGCAGCATAGCCGGCGCTGCAGATCTCGATGGTGCCGCCGTTGACGGCATCAGCGACGGCCTGCAGCCGCGCATTCTTGAGGTCGGTCGAGTAGTTGACGGCCATCTTCAATCCCTGCCTTCATCCTGTGCCACCACAACCCGGCGGCGAGTTCTTCTGGCGTCCATTGCGACCACGCGACGCGTGCAGCCCATCTCGTGCGGCCGTCGGGTTCCGGGGTCGGGATCCGAATGGCGTCGATCGACGGGGCGGCGATGCCCCAGGCCATTGACCCTGGATCGGTCGCCACGGTCGGCACGCCTGCCATCAAGGCATCGGTGCCGCTGTTGCTGTTGAACGTCACGACGACCGCCGCTTGTGCCAGCGTTTCGTCAAGCGAGGCCACGATTTCCGGGACGCCGCTCCTGACATGCAGTTTCCGCTGCATCGCAATCGGGTGGGGCCGCAACACCACCGGCAACCTGAACCGCTCCGATGCCGCCTTGGCCTGCGCCAGATACCAGGGCCCGAGATCGCGACCCTGCAGGCTTTCGTCGCCCGGAACTTGGCCCATGATGACGATCTTGTCGCCGCGTCCGCTGCGCCATGGCTTGAAGGTATCCACCATGATCGCCCGGCGTGCGGGATCGAGCGGCGGGATATGCCCCAAGCAGAAGTCGCCGCGGCCGTTCAATCCGTTCCAGGCAAGCGAGGTCCAGCGGAAGCGGTCGCCGATATACCCGCGCTCCGCCACCAGCACGTTGAGGCCGAGCTGTTGCAGCGCGCGGCCCCTGCGCCAGCCCCAGCAGACGGCAAAATCATGGCGCCTGGCGTCGAGTTCGTTGTCGGTCAGCGTGACGCCAACGCTGTTCTTTTCGAGACCGACCGAGATCGCCGCCAGGAAACCCGAAACATCGGCTCCCGGCCTGGCGACGACGGCGGCTTTCATTTGCAGATGACGCCGATTCCCATTGCCGAACCCTGACCGACGAATTCGATGAACTCGCCCGAGCGGTGAGCGGCCTTCAATTCCGACCAGAAGCGCGGCACTTCGACGGTGACTTCAGCGCGACTGCCATCAGGTGCCGCAGCACTCTTGCCGACCCGGCCATGGCCGACGATGTCGTGAAAGGCAACGATGGGCGCCATGCCGCCGTAGTTCTGCCAGTCCGCCGTGACGCCTTCGTAGCGATGATCGCCATCGATCAGGATGGCATCGAACGGGCCCTGTTCAGCGGCGCGCGCGATGATATCGGCGGCGCGGCTGTCACCGAATATGGTGGTCGTCCTGTAGCCCTTGGCGCGGAGGTCGGCCGCGGCCTGGATCAGGTGTTGCCGGCTCTCATCGCGGCCCCAGGCGGCGCCCGGAAGATCGACGGAGACGCCGACCGAACCGGCGGGAAGTGCCGACATCACGGCATGGAAGGTGTCGCCATGCCGGGCACCGACTTCGAGGTATGAGCGGACGTTGCGAGCGCTGAGAAGATCGATGAAAGGCAGCAGTTCGTCGGCGCGCTGGGATGGCGCGCGGCCGGAGAAGGTGGTGAGTTGCATCAAGCGTTGACCGTAACCGTCCAGCCCTTGCCTTCGAGATTGGCTTTCGAGGTCAGGCCGGCGGCGGAGGGGATGGCGTTTGTGCCGCCGGAGAGGGCGACCTCGCCATTTGATAGGCCAAAGGTATCGAGCTTCGCGAGAATATCGTCGACGGCGGCCTCGGGAAGGGCATTGTCGGTGGCGCCGACATAGATCAGTGCCGACAGGCCGGCAATATCGATCGCGGTCAAGGAATTCGTGCTCAGCTCCAACTCCTGCAAAGCCGCGCAGCCGGTAACCGTGATCGAAGAAATTGAGTTACCGTTGAGATATGCCTTGATCAGAGCGGTGCAGTTGCTGAGATCGACGGAAGTGAGGCCGTTGCTACCGGCGGAAAGCTGCTCAAGAACGCCGTCACCTGAGAAGTCGAGCGTCGGTCCAAGGCTTGAACTGTTGAGATTGCAGTATTTTACCGCCTGGCTAACTTTATTCGCCATGTCATGCGCTCCAGATCAAATAGTTGCCGGACGCATCGGTCAGATAGTTCCCGGATGCGTCGGTTAGGGCGTTGGCGGGTCCGGCTGGCGGTTCGCCGGACAGAGCCGCGAAGATGGTGAGGCGGGTATCGACCGGCGCCAGGATCGGCGGCAGCAGTGGCGACGCCAGCGGCGCGGTATGGGGATCAGGCACTGAACGCACCGCAGGCGCTGTTGCCGGCCGGGCGGCTGAGACGATAGACGCCGGGGCCAACCAGTACCGTTGCCGGGATCTGTGCGGTCAGACGGCCGACCTCGAAAAACGCGCCGTCGTCGTCCTTGAGATTGATCGTCATCAGAGCGGAGGGAGGAACGGCGCCGACACCGGCAACGTCCTTGAGGCTCACGGTCACCGGCGCACCGGCGGCCACCGTCACTTCCGACGAGTTCGCGGCGCTGGTGCCGACGGCGAGGATTTCAGTTGCCATGGTCAGATGCTCCGAAGAGTGGTTTCGAGGTCGGCGCGCGCGAAGGCGGCGATGGTGGTCAAGCGGCTGCAGTTGACGATCTCGACGCCGATCCCGGCCAAGGCCGGGGGCAGCGTGTCGAAGGCCTGGCGCCACTTGGCGAAGAGGCCGTCGTCGGGGTTCCGCAGCGGATAAGCGTGGTCGTCGTGCCAGTGTCGCCGCCCCATCGCATCGGCGCCGCAGTCAAAGCCCAGCAGAACGATCCGACGGGCGCCGAGATGGCAAGCCAGATTGATCGCCTGATAGCCGGAACTGCCGCCGGTCGCGAGATAGGCCGGGTCGGATTCGAGGCCGCTGACGCGCGGTTCCCGGTAGCAAAGCAGCCTGACGCCGGGGATGGCAGCGGCTTCGGTGTCTAGGCGGAGACCGAACTTGAGGCCGGGAAACGCGGCGGCTTCCGGACTGGCAAGCCACCACTTTTCATCGCAGGCATAGAGGACGTCTGCCCAGGGCGCCCGGCGGATCGTGGTATTGATGGCGATGGTGATGACGCGACCGGCGGACTGCGCCAGCCTGACGGTTTCGACGTCGCCCTCGGAGAGTGACGGGCCGGAGGCGAGAATGACGAAGGCCCGGCCCGGCCAGATGCGCGGGGCCGGTTCGGCAGGGTGGGTCAAGCCTCGGGCGTTTCCGGGGTAGCTGCCCGGCGAGCAAGCTCGGCCTCGATCGCCGCTTTGACCTCGCCCTTGTTGCCGGCGTCGGACACGTCGAGACCAAGCTCGGCCGCGAAGGCGTCGAGTTCGGCGCGCTTCATGGCGTCGAGGTCGATTGCGGGCTCGGCTGGCTCAAGGGATTCGGCAGGCCCGATGGCTGGCGCCACATCGCCGATCAATCCTGCCTTTTTCAGCCCATCGGCCATTGAGCCGAACTCATATTCATTGCCGACTTCGAGAGTCGAGGCGTTGATGCCATCGAACGAGCACCGGAACGCCTTCATGACTACATGCATCGCGGCACCCTTTCGTGCGGTTTGGCGGATTACTGCGCAGTGATCTCAAACACGACTTCGCCGCGGGGCGAACCACCAGAGCCGCCGCCGGTGACGACGAAGCTGATCTTGTCGCCGATCGCGACGGTGTTCGCCGCCGACGGGGTGGCGCTGTCCTGGTCGCCGGCGGCCGAGCCGGAGGTGGCGATGGTGACGACGCCGTTGGTGACGGGGGTGCCGTTGATGGACGGCGTGATGGTGACATCGGCGGTGCCGACCGCACCGTCGATGATGGTTTTGATGCTGGTGATTTTGCCGGCATAGCGGGCGGTCAGGTAATAGGTCGCCTCAGCAGAAAGATCGGCAACCTGCTTGACCTGGTAGTTTTTGGTGCTGGCGATCTCGCTGTCATCGGCGGAGACGATCTTGCCGGTGCCTTCAAGGCGGATCTTGCCGCCGTCGGCGACGACGAGCTCTTCGCCGCCCTGCTTGAGATAGACTTTCGTCTGATAGGTCGTGTCGCTCATCGGGGCGATCCTTTTCTGAGGAAGGGGTCGAACTAAAGACCGTTCGGTTCGCAGCAGCGCTCGCGCGCCGGAAAAAGAAAGGCCGGCATGGGAAATCCCGTGCCGGCCCAGTCCTGGAGAGAGGCTGGTCTATTACACCTCGGCCGGATCGTTGATCAGCGCAGAAGCGATGACGCTCGCGGCCTGGCTGGTCGGCAGATCCTTGGCGTTGTACTGGATGGCGATGATGCCATCAACCACGGCATTGGCGGTGCCGCGCTCAAGGATGGCGCGGACATAGCGCTCGCGCGGGCGGCGGACATCCAGCACGATGGCCTTGCTGTCGGCATCCGATGCGCCGGCCGTGAACGAAGCAGCGCCAACCACCTCGGCCGCACCAGAACTGGAGTCGGCGGTGTTCTGCGATGCTTTGAGGGCAAGCGCCGAGGTCGCCGTGACGTCGCCGGTAAGGGCGATGAACAAGACGCCGTCGAAACCAGCCATATCGACGAACGTGCTTTCGACGTCGGTCTGAGCCGCGACGGCCGACGCCGCGACGCGGGTGATTTTGCAGTTCTTGAGAAGCGATTCCATGTTGGCCTCCTTGGCCTGATCGACCCGGTCGGGTCATGGTTAGAGCCTCGCGGCTCCGGAAAGCGGCGGAACGGGCTAAGTCCCGGCGCCGCGAGAACTGGTTAGGCGGCCGACCGGAACCGCTCGATGTGAGCAATTATGTCGGCTTCGAGGTTTCGGAAAAACGCGAGCGAATGATGCGTCGGATTGGTCGGCACTGTCGGCAGATCGCCAATCAAGCGATCGTATTCCATAACGAGGCACTGGCAGCGATCGAATATAGCGCGGCGCTCCGCCATCCAACTCTTGGCGCCGGCCGCCATCTTCGTCTTGTGGTTCGGGTCTCGGCAGAGCTCGCGCGCCGCAGCCTTGCGGGCATCGCGAAACTCTGGCCGCGACCATCTCTCCCTGGCCTTATCCGCGATCTTGGCCGCGATCTCCGGTCGTTCGGCATACGCCCGCAGCAAGCCGCTCGACACCTTCGCCCGATGATTCTGGCTGCAGTTCATGGCGATTACTTCGGCAGATCTACGTGCAACAAAGTCCGGATCTTCGCGGAGCCGCCTGTCCAGACCAGCCCTGGCTTTTGCCTTGAACGATGGGTCAGAATTTCTGGCGGCAACGAAGGCCGCAAAATCGGCTGAGTGCGTGAAACCGGAACAGCCCTCGCCGCCGGCGGTCTGATTTACGAGATCAGCACCCAGAAACCTGAAATACCCGATCCAATGTCGTTCGGCCTCAACCCAATCGCCGGCGGCGGGCACGAGTTCGACTTCGATGATTTCTGGCCGGATATTATCCAGCAGAAGGCCCCTCACCCACCGGGCAACGCGCTGCAGCTTGCCTCGCCTGGCCATTGTCAGATGGTTGGAAAGACGGTCTTTCAACGGCTTGACCGTCTTGCCGACATACCTGACTTGGTCGGTCCTGGGATCGATGAGTACATAGATCGAGGTCGCCTTGCCAGAAAAGCCGGCAGACGGCATAACAGGTAAGGTCATTGAACGGCGCTCCTGGCGCGGTTTGGTGATCAGGGCCGGCGCGCTGTTGAAGCAACGCGCCGGCCTGTCATTTTCAGAAGTCCGCTTAGGAAGCGGCGACCTTCAGCTTCTTGATGGCATCGGCCTGGCGAACGCCGCCGCCGACGCGCTTGCGGCAACGGAAAACCACCATGCCTTGGTCGGCGCCGGTCGTGTAGTCCGGCTGGAACATGATCTGGATGCGATCCACGATCACATAGCCGCGGCGGAAGTCGCCGTAGGCGATGGGATAGAGCCCGGCACCGACGTCCGGCATGTCCGGGAACTCGACGTAGTTCGCGCCCAAGATGGTATTCGGGACGACACCGGCGACGCCGGGGGTCCAGAGATACGCACCATCGCCCGTTTTCAGCTTGCGAACGTCGGCGATCGTGGCGCGGTTCAGGGTGAACACGGCGCGCGGGGCGTAGCCGGTTTTGAGGGCGGCCCACAGTTCGATGAGGCCGTCGCCGGTGAGCGTGGTGGCTGCGCCGCTGACGACTTCGCCGAGGCCGGCAGACGCGTGCATGAAGCCCTGCGCCTGGTTGGCGGCACCCGTACCAGCAACGAACTCGGCGCCTTCCTTGACCGCGAACTGGTCAACGAATTCCGAGTTCAGTTCGGCGATCAGGTCATAATCGCTGTCCTCGAGCATCTGCATCGAGATCTCGGCACGGGCAAACATTTCCGGCGCCTGGATTTCGAGCATGCCATAAGCCGGGTCGCCGGTGTTGGTGCGCGGCGTCACTTCGCCGACGCGGGTCGCGGCGCCAGCCGCCGAGGTACGCTTCGGCTGCTTCAGCGACGGGCCGCCGATGTTGCGGACCGTGGCAATGGAGCGCATCGGCGACATCTCGATGATGTCCTTGATGATCTCCTTGTTGACGTCCGGAGGGGCGAGCAGGTAGCCAGCACCGGCGTCGTCACCCTTCACCAGCGTATTGCGGCGCTCGTTGATCACGCCGATATGCTTGGCGTCGCGGCGATCCGGGGTAAAGCGCAGGCAATGCTCGAAAGCGGCCTGGAAGTCCTTGTCCTCGCCTTCGCCTTCGTTGCCCTTGCGGGGGCGATTGAGGATCTTCTCGACCTGGTCGAGCTGCTCCTGGATCGCTTTCTGGCCCTCGACCGCCTTCGTAACTTGCTGGTTCAGCGGCTCGAAAGCATTGAGGTGGTCATTGATCTTTTTGACCTGTTCCTCGAGAACGACGTCGTATTTCTTGAGGTTGGCGTCGTTGGCGGCTTTGAATTCCGCAAACGACTTCATCACCTCGGCATGGGCTTCTGCCGGGCTCATTTCTTTGGGATCAGCCATAATAGGCTCCTATTTTGAGAGGGATCGAATGAAGGCGGCCGTCGACAGGGCAGCGGCCACATACGCTTTTCCGCCCTCATCGCGAGGATCGGCGCCGGGCTCATCGCGAACCGGCTGGAACGCCCGTTGCGCCAGCGCGGCAACGCGCTTGGCAAGGGCATTCGGCATCTGCTCTGCATCGCGCAGGAGATGCTCGAATTGGCGAACCTGCGGCGCTTCGGCATCGCCGGCACTCAGCAAGTCAGAAGGGGTGTGTTGGTAAAGGGTGAGGAGCGCCGAACGCGCGGCCTTCTCCTTCTTAGCCTTCGACGGTGTCAAGGCGTCGGCAAAACCCTTGTCGATCGCGTCCTGGCCGCGCATCCAGGTCTCGGCCTTCATCCAGGCCTTGAGGTCGTCATCCGAATTTTCGGTGCGGGCCTTATAGATATCGACGATGCCTTGTTCGAGGTTGTCGAGGATGTCGGCTTCCTTGCGCATTTCCTCGGCGTCGCCAATCATGAAAGACCACGGCTTGTGGATCATGACGTTAGCGGCTTCGCCGATGCGGATTTCGTCGCCGGCGCAGACGATGACCGAGGCGATGCTCGCCGCAATGCCCTCGATGTGCATGACTACTTTCGCCGGGTGCGCAGCGAAGGCATTGTAGATGGCGAGGCCGTCGAACACGACACCGCCCGGGCTGTTCACATGAACATTGAGCGTGCCGACATCGAGTTCGGCGATCTCTTTGGCGATTTGCTGCGGCTGGATACCATCCCACCAACCACCGATGTCGCCATAAATGTAGACGTCGGCGGCGTCATCCTTGGCATTGACCCGGACGGAACCGAAGCCAAGGCATTTTGGTGCACGGTTCACCGCTCGCGAGCCCTTAAAGGCTGCGAGGTCAATGATCGGCTTCTTCATGTCAGGGCTCCTGTTGCTCTTCGAGCTTGGCGAGGACGGTGTCGAGATTGTCGCGGGCGCCGCGGATCTTGCCTTCGTTCTCAGCGGATAGAACGCGGCCGGCGTTCATGCGGTCAGAGGGCTGGCCGTCTGGGTTGGGGCTCTCAGTGGGGTCGATAGGAGCCGCCGGCGCCTTGGTGGTACCTTGTGGCGCCGCGGCCTTGGCGTTCTCAACCGTCTGCATGTTGCTGGGGACGAGGTGAATATCGCCGCCTTCGTAGGCATCCTCGTCCTCGAACTCCGCAATCTGGTTCGGCGACATGCCCATCTGGAAGCGTTTCCAGTAATATTCCGCGCGATCCTTTGCGGCACCGCGAAGCAGTTCCGTATCGAAAAACTTGATGTAATAGCCGGCCTTCACCTCGTCGCGCGACAGAAGCGATCGGCGCATCGACTTCTCGAAGCGGCGATGCCAGGGGCGCACGGTGCCAACCGCATGATGGAGAAACATTTGCTCGGCACTGGCGTAAGTCGCGGCCTTGTCGTAGTGGCCCACCATGATCGGCAGGACGCCATAGGCGCGGCAGACTTCCTCGACCTGATGACGACGCGTCTCGAGGTGCTGCGCATCGACACCGGTGAGGTCGAGCGCTTCCCATTTTCCTTCACTGTCGAGAATGAACGGCTTGCCGCTGTTTTTCGCGCCGACATGGCTGGATTCGATATAGGAGCGCAGCCGCTTGTGTTGCTCCTCGTTCAGCGTGCCCTTGACCGAGAACATGCCGGTCGTCTGGATACCGTTGCCGAAGCGCCGAGAGTGGGCGTTTTGTGTCGCCAGCGACAGGCCAAGGGCCTCGCGCGCAAGCTTCGTGATATCCAAACCGGACCAGGCGTTCCACGACGGCGCTCGCATATGCCAGATCGTCTCGGCCGGAAATTCCTCCGTTGATCCATCGGCGGCCGTCACGGTGTAGACCAGACGAAGATCGTCTTTCTGCTCAGCCATGACACAATGCGGCATCAGCGGGATGAGCTCGACGATCCTGCCGCGCACGCGGTTGATGAAGACATAGGCGTTGCCGGTGAAGATGACGTGCAGCGTGACCGTCTGGAGAAACTCGAGCGGGTCCATCCAATCGTTTACGGCATAGCCGAAAAGCTCGTGAAGCGGATGGTCGGTCGCCTCGCTCCGCCTGCCTGTCGCCGGGTCCTTCCGCATGATCTTGCATGGGACGGTGGCGACACCATCGGCAATGACGAGGCCGCAGCGCAGCGCCGTCGTGACTTCAAGTGCCGTCTTCCAGTTGACCGTCTCACCGGCAAGCGACATCGCGCCAAAGCCGAGATCCGACCAGAACGGCTCACTAAAGGCGCGGTCCTGCGGCGGCTGGCGACGAAATGCCCCCGCCAACTTTGACCACAATCCCATGTTCTACCTGCCCGTTAGACCGCGGCCGTAACAGGCGGCTGGTCGGTGTCCCAAAAGGATTTGCTGCCTTCTTGGCCGGCGCGCGCCACGGCAGGCGCCATCGCATTGATCAGCGCGTCGATGCCGTCGATCTTGTTGGCGCTGTTCTTTGATTCCTTGATCGGCAATATCGTCTCGTCGCGACGCTGAACGATGACAACATTCGACGCCATCCAGTTCATGATCTCATTGCCGTCGTGGCGGACCTTCGATGGCCCAACCTTGATCCGCTTCTCCAATTCCTTGGCCGGGTCAGTGACGTTGCCGGCGTTCTTCTGCAGCACACTTGCCACCGGATGATCCGGGGAACCCAAGTCGTTGTTGAGATCGACCGCCATTTTCTGGGCGGCGGCGAACTGGTCGAAGGTGGCGTGTCTGACCGAGAACCGGTCGAACCAGCCGCGGATCGTTTTCTCGATCTCGCCATGATCGACCCAATCGCCGGGCGTCAGAGTCAGCAAGCCCTTATCGTGCCAGGCGCGGTAGGGCGCCGATCCTGTGCCTTGGCTGTGTTGTGGCGACTTCAGGACTGATTCCGGCAGCCAGAATTTCGGCTTCCAGATCAGGCGATCTTGGCTGTCGAAGGCGGCCAGAACAGCCGCGGTGATGTCGTCCTTGTCGGCCAAATCGCCGCCGACCCAGCAATCGAGGCCTTCAAAATCCTTCCAGTCCAGCGTCGGGTCGCCGCACGCCAGCCACTGCGCCATGTTCAGCCACTGGTTGGCGGCATTGAGCCAGAGATTAAGGCGCTTGGTCTTGAACTCACCCTGGCTGGCGGGGCTGGCCTTTGCCTCGATGGCATAGGCGCGCATGGTTTCGAGCTTCGGCGTCACCCCAAGCATGGGGTTTGCTTTCACCCATTTCGAGGCGTCGAACGGATCGTCGCCATCGTCCAGGGTGAAGATCGCGCCGAACATGTGATCGGCCGTCACGACACCCTCGAGGACTTTCGTCATCAAGGTTCGCTGCTCGTAGCAGACGCCGGCTGTGTCGTAGCCAGCCGTCGTGATCACCCACAGCAGCGGGTTGGACCGCGAACCGAAGGCCGACTTGATCACATCGTAGAGCGCGCGGTCCTTGTGCGCGTGGAGCTCGTCCAGAATGCCGAGGTGCGGGTTCCAGCCGTCCTGCGTCTTGCCCTTCGCGTTGATCGGCTGAATAAATCCGCCGTTCTGTTCGCAGACGACCGACCGCGCCAGGGCCTTGAGGTCGAAAGCTTCGGCCAGCGCCGGGGTACGCTCGACCATGCGCTTTGCCGGCTGGAATACCTTTCCGGCCTGCTCGCCCGTCGTGGCGCCGATCACGATCTCGGGTCCGACCTCGTTCTCGCAGCACAGGCAATAGAGTGAAACGCCAGCGGTTAGCGTGGACTTCGCCCCCTTGCGCGCCATCTCGATGTAGACCGAGGTGAACCGGCGCAGCCCGTCTTTTTTCCGGCGCCACCCGAAGATGACGACTAGGCAGAAAATCTGCGGCGGCTCCAAGGTGATGGTCTTGGTGTCCCAGGTGCCGGCGACGTGCGGCAGTTTCTCGATGAAGTCGCAGATGTCGCTGCCGTGCCAGGGGTCGAACCTGAAATCAAAATCCCTGCGAGCGAGGTCGGCGAGGTGCCGCTTCGCTGCTAGCCTGATCCATTTGCAATGCCGCTTGCCGGCCTTATCCGCTGCGGCCTCTTTGGCGAACGCCGTGGCTATGGCGACGTAATCACGCGCTGGCTGCGGGCTTTCCGTTTCTGGCAAATGGGTTGTCCTTTTGGGCACCACCAGCCGGTGCCCTATGGGAAGCCGGCGTGTCGTAGAACTCTGACGCCATCAGCCGGTGCGCGGTTACCATCGCCATCGGCGGGCCGTCCGGATGCTTCCATGCTTTGATGAGGGCAGCTTCGAGTTCGCAATACTGGCGCAAGGAATTTTGAAATCCGTCGACCTTTTGTCCGCGCCGGCGGTAGCGATCTACCTTCTCTTCCCAGATTTTCTTCGCTTCTTTCGACATTCCGGACGGGGCGGGGATTGCATCTGGGTCAGGCCTGTCAGCGTGAGACGCGAACAAAGCCACCACTTGGCGGGACGGTCGCGTTTCGCCGATCTGGCGCTGCTTTTCCGGTGAATTTCCCCTCGGATGTCCGCGCTTGGTGCTCATATTTCGCCGCGATTTCTGAAAATTTCCATCTGTCCGCGCAAAAAAATGAC